TTTAATTTTACCTGCACAGATTTTGCTAGCATATGCGTTTGCGTATGCGCTGGGATAAACTTTAAATTTTCGCTTTGCTGCGGCTTTACCTCTAGGACATAGTTTAGTCATTATGCTTTACCACCTTTTTTAGCAACTATTCTATTAGGATTAAATTTCATTTTTTTAACAGCTTCTTTTCCTTTTTCTGTTTTTGACATTGCAAGTAAACCTGGGTTTTTACTTCTACTTATTGGTTTACCGTTTCCACCATCTGAAAATTTTCTACGGCTCATCATTCCGCCACCCATTCTATTTGTTCTTGTTTTAGTAATTACTGCAGGATTTCCTCTTTTTTCAGGTTTAACAGTATTAATAAAATCAGCTCCACCACCTGTATTAGCTAGTGACTTTTTATTTTTAGATCCCATCATTTTAAAAATTCGTTCTAAATCTTTTTCTGACATTCTTCCACCTGGTTCCATTTTTTTAAAAATGTCTGTAGCTACTGCTAATTTACTTTTAATTTCACCCATTCTACCAGTGTCTGCTCCACCACCTTTGTTAGCCATCATTCTTTTTGTAGGTTTTTTAACTTTTTTATTTTTTTTCTTAGGACCAAAAACTTCTGCTATTTTTGCTAGATTAGATTTTCTTCCGAACGGATTAGAACCCATTCTTAAATTTTGTCTATAATATTTATTTGCCATTATTTTTTTCCTCCGCCGTTTCTAAAAATTTGTGTACCCTTTATACCATAAATACTCGCTACGACAAGGATCCATAAATTTGTAAACCATGAAGGGAGCTGCGAGAACATTTCGAAAAATAATTTTACCTTATCCATAGCAGTTGGATCATCTGATATAACTGCGTAGGCAAGCACCAACACGGGCAAACTGAGAATTATTAAAACTGCCTCGTCCTTCCAGTCTGATTGTCGGGCTTCTAAAAGTTTGCCTTGGTAAGCTTCTTTTCCTTCGGCCATTTTCTGTGCATGCATGAGTTGGGCATCAGACATTGCCATCTTCGTTCTCTGCTTGTTAGCGTAAATCTTACTTCCAGCAGAAACGGCTAATTTAATTGCCGATAACCACATAATTAGTACGCTTTAGAGTTTCTTTTCTTTTCTGCTAGCATTCTTTTCTGACCGCCAACTGGCATTTCAGGTTTTCCTGTAGCAATATAGTTAAAAGCTTTGTCAGCAGTTGTTTTAGATCTAGGATCTATCTCAACTTGTTGATCTGCAACTTTAACATCTTGTATTTTATCTAGTTTTTGCATTTATGCTCCTTTTTTTACTCCTTTTATAACACCTTTGTTACTAGATGCATAGAATATCTTTTCACCCTTCTTCTTACCATACTGTTTTCTCATAGATTTCATAATTTTTTTACCTTTTTTACTTAATGGCATTAATCATCCTCCATTATAACAGCAGCTTGTTGAACTCCTGACTTTGCAAGGCTAACTCCTGCTCTTAATTTTGCTAAATCTTCATTTTGTTCTAATTTTTCATCAAAATTATCTCCCGATTGCATTAATCTAGCTTTTGCAATGTCTTGTTGAGCCTTATCACTATCTTTTTTACGTTCATTTTCCATAGCACGTAGATCAACTTCTCTAGCTTTTAGTTTTAATAGTGGATCAGAGTCAAATTGTGATGTAATTTTCTTCTCTTCCTTCATAAATTCTTCAGTCATCTCTGCAATCAACACAGATTTTCTAGATTCAATTTGATTAGTAAGAGCTTGTAGTTGTTGTTGTACCATAGGATTCATTGCTGCTTGTTGTTGCATTAACATCATCTCTTGCATTTGTTCTCTATACTCTAATTGCACTTGTTCTTGTGCCATTAAACTAATGTGTTCTAAAATATTTTTTTGCATAGCAGCCATAATCGCAGGATTATTTCTAACCATATTAGTTGACATAAAATTTAAGTGAGCTGTAATATGTGCTCTGTGATCTTGACCTGGAAAAGCTTGAAAAGGTTTACCAGCTAATGCATTTATGTGTTCCATACTAGGATCCATTGGTGCAGTTGGAGCCGGTGGTGGCAAAACTGCATCTACATTTTTAACACCAATTGCTTCATACATATTTCGATACACTTGATATAAATTATGTATTTGTGGGTTACTAGTTGCGAGTTGTAATTGTGTTTGAGCCAAAGTAATTCGCTGACTCATTGAAAATATATTAGGATCAGCTACTGGAATTACATCTATTCTATCATCAAAGTCAGCTTGTTTAATGTTCCGTGCTCCACCGACCACATCATATGGATATTCTGGTGGTAAATATTGTGAAACTACTTTAGCCAATAATTTAAATTCATCTTTCATGGCTGCGTAACATCTTTTATGTATAGCACTCATGACTCTTGAACCACGCTCCAATAATGCAATCGTTGTTCCAACTGCAGCAGCTTGATTACCATCACCAACTTGCATATCAGATATAGCAGCGAACCTTTGACCTGCTGATACAACTACACCCATTAATTGTAACAATGTTTGTGATGGTTCTTTGTAAGGTAATGGAAAGAAAGCATCTCTTAAATTTCCGCCTGGTGCATCAACATCTTTAAACTCACCTGGTTGTATTGGTGATGCTTCGTCTCTGACTCTAACACCTCTTTGTTTAAATCCTGCGGGTAAATTAGATAATGTTCCTGCATCTAGTAATTGACGGAGAGCAGCCGTTGCTGTTCTGCTCAATCCGCCAATCATATGTATTAATCCAAAGCCATAAAATCCAAGTCCTGGCAGAAATTTAAAATGAACAAAATATTGAATTTTATTTTTCTTTAGATCATTGGGTGCATAGTTTCGCCTAATTGCAAGAACTATTCGGCTACCTTCTTCTACTGTTACAATGTAAGGTAATTTTATTCCTGTTGGTCCTTCAGTTCCTTGATCTTCGAAACCTTCTAAGTCTAAATTTACATGACACTCTAATAGAGTGTACATAGTTTCTTGTTTACCAACTTTTTTAGTTCCATCTAATTCTTTTTCTTTTTTCTCTACAGAATTTTGTTCAACATTACCTGGAGGTGTTAACTCTACATCTACATAAAAACCATTTACTTGTTGTTTACGTAATTCATTCTCTGACATTTTTACAACATGTATAACTGCTTCTGCATCTTCAATCGAAGTTGCAGTATAAGGCACAATTAATTCATCTGCTGGTACAAACTTAGATACCACTCTTCCAAGTGGCACATCATAGTAAACTTTTTTAAAAGTAGATCCTGCAAGAGGTAAATGAAACAACATAGAATCAAACTCTTCTTCATACTCTTTCATTTGATCCATAATCAAATAATTCATAAAATCTTTAACACGAGTTGCTTGTTGTTCTGTTTGTGGATTTTTAATTCCTATAACTTGTGTTCTGACTGGTCCGTCTGCCGGTAATAATTCTTTATAAGCTTGTGCTTGAAACTGTGTAACTGCTTCAGCAAGAACTGGGTGAGTTGCACCACTAGCTCCTTGAAATGGTTCTGTTCTATTTTCATATTTAAATCCTAAAAGATCTAACCCTTGTGTATAAGATTGTTCCCAATCTTTTCTTGATGATTTGTAATCCATATAGTTTTGAACCATGTCATTACCAATAGGTTCTAAAACATCGTTTGGTAAAATATCTGCTAAATTATCAAAATGTGATTCTGTGCCAGGTATGTTTATAGATCCTGGTTCAAAGTCTATTGTTGCACCACCATCTTCTTCGGATACAACTTCTACAGGTGGTTGTTCTTTAATTTCCTCTGTAACGTCTATTTCCTCAGATGGTATCTCTACTTTTGTTCTGACTTCGTTTGGAAGCGATTTGTCTATATCTGCCATTTAATTTCTCCAGTTTAATTGTTTTAACTTGTTTTAGAGGAACATTCAACCCTTGTGGATTAGGTCCACGAAGAGGGGGTATGGTTGTTGTAAGTTTCTTAACCATTATTCTCCTAGCATTCTAGCTAGTCCACCTAAATTAAATTCTTTTGAAAAACTAAAACCAATACCTTTTTTATCTCCTTTTTGACCAACGCCTAAGCTTAATTCTCCACCAAGTATTTTCATAATGCCACCTAACTCTGCTTGATCTACACTAGGCCCTAAGTTTAAAGTTATATTTTTAGAAAGAGGTATTGCAGCTCCTTCCACATTAATAACTCTTTTAATTATTTCTTTTAAAGCTTCGTTAGGATTATTAGTTTCAAAAGATCCTAACCCTTCTTTTAAACCAATACGTCCACCTTCTGCTAATCCAAGTTCTCTCATCTCTGCTAATATTCTTAAAATATTAGATCTTTCTGACATTGCTGCATCATAATCATCACGAAATCTTCTATTAAATTCTGCTCTTTTTTCAGAAGAAAAATTTTTGCTATATTCATCAGATAAATCAGACATTAATAATAATTCCTTTTTGGTTTGGGTTCTTTTTGATCAACATAATCTTCTGGGTGATCAATAAGACCTCCTTGTCTAAATCTCATAATTGCTTGAGTAGTGCTATCAACCAAGTCATCATGATCGCCATATGGGAACGCAGCGCATTCTTCAATGACTTCCTCAGCAAACTTTTGCTCAGGAGCCCATATCATACCACTTTCGAACAAAGGTGCAACTGCATTTACACGTGCGTGCTTATCATTTCCTTTGGAGGGTGTGAAGTTCACAACCGGTATATCCATCTTCCTAAGTTCATAGGTTAAGGGCAAACCACTAGCCTTTGCCTCAACAATAACTGTTTCAGGTTTCCAATACTCGTATTGTTCAAGGGCTAATCTTCTAAGCTCAGGGAACTCGTATCTGCCTTTGATAGCATCGAGAAGAATAAGATTAGCCCCTTCATCCTCACTAGGATACCAAATACCCCAAGTGGTGATAGCTGAATAATCTGCGGTTTCTTTTTTAAGAAAAGCAGTATCATAAGATTGTATGACGTGTTGTAACTGTGGAATACTATCTCCAGTATATGTTCTCCACCACTCACGTTTTAATATTGCACCTTCCTCTGCCGTTGGGTTTTGCATCCACTGTGCGTTCCACTTGGATACAGGTAATGTTGCTTTTACTTTCTCAAGTTCATCTTGTTTCCAATATTCAGGCCACACTGGTCCATGATCCATGATTGCTGGAAACTCGACCACGTCCCACTGATCAGCTTTAGCCTCCGACTGATTTTTAATTAACATTCCTGTTAAATCTTTTGTGCTCCACCTAGTCATTACTAAAACTATTTTACCACCTGGCTGCATCCTTTGTCTCGGACCTGAAGTATACCATTCATAGGCTGACTCTAGTGCAGTCTTGGACATTGCATCTTGCTCTGAATGTGGGTCATCTATAATTAGAAGATCAGCACCCCGACCAGTGATGGCACCGCCCACTCCAGCTGCAAAGTATTCTCCGCCTTGTGCTGTTTCCCACCTACC